ATAATTGTGATAATCCAGGACCAAAATGGAAAGCACGTTATTGGTCATGTAAAAAATGGTAAAGCTATGAAAATTAAATTAACGGAAGAACAATATAAAAAAATTATTAAGGAAGAATCTAAAGAAAGAAATTATATGTTTTTTAGTAACCTTAAACAAATGAGGAGACAAATAGATATTATGTTAAATGATTTTGATCCTCAATGGATTGATGATATGTTATGTGGTGGACACGATTGGGCGGATGATAAAATAAGTGAGTCTAAAACAAACGTTGATAGTGTGTTTGATTTCTTTATGAATAAAAAAGAGGGTGATGAAAATTAAATTAACCGAAAGTCAATATAAAAGAATTAAAAGTACAATGAATGAATACTTTGCAGATTCTTATGAAGACAAATACGATAAATGGGATAAACTAGAAAGAGATGTAGATTCTTGTATTCGGTCTATTATAGAAACACATAAAGATAATTTTGGGTATGATTCTTATGGTGTTATTGATGCAATTTATCAAATAATGGATGGAATGTTCCAAAGAGTATGAATTTAAACTTTCAACATATAATTAACGAAAGTATTGAGGACAACCCTAAAATAGAAAACATGATGTTTCGTCTATTTAATAGGGAATTTATGTCCTTTTGGAGAGAAACAAATGATGAACCATATAAAACAGGTTTTAAGTATGATAATATTGGTGACTTATTAAGTTATTTTGGTGAGGTGGTTGGATTAGACTATGAAGTAATTTTATACTTTTTCATAAAATGGACATTAGATCCTAATTCTAAATGGAATGAGGAAGAGGGTGGTAATGTATTTAGTGAATTTGAAGTAGATGAGTTAATTAAGTGGAGAGAACATAGTACTCTATATGATACATTAAAAAAATTAGGATGGTTTAATAAAGAGTTTGTTACTGGTGCATCATATAAAGATGAAAAAGTAATTAAGACTAATTATTATGATATGATGACATTTAATGACACTGAAGGGATATACCCTAATATGACATTATCTGTCGATGAATGGGGGGATTTCTCAGAGTTATTTGAAAATAGGGATTTGGCAGAAGAAGCATTTAGTGAAGATCATAGTGATTTCTTTTCTTATTATGATACCCCTAGAGATGAAGTTCTAAATGAGATGACAGGAAAGGCGATGGATAGTGTGATAGAATCAATCCCTGCATATACAGATAGAATTATGATAGGTGGTCAAGGTGTAGAAGATTTATATGAAATGGGTGTAGAGGTAGACACTGATGGTGATTTTTTAGATATTAACCCAACTTTTATAAATACATTAAGGACACAGGTAAAAAATAATGAAGTAGATGGTGAAGATATATTAGAATTTTTATTAAGTCAAAACGAATTAGGTGAGTTAGAACGTGATATTAGAAGTGCGTATGAAAGATCAATAAATGATTTTATGGAAGATGATATTGCAGAAAGAGGTAGAGAAGAAATTGGTGAGTTATTTGGGGGTAAACCAGAGTGGGTAGAAAATACCAAAAGTGGAGATAGTGCGAGGTACGATTTAAAAGTACCAATCCCAACAGAATTAATAGATAGGGTAATAAAATATTATATTGATATAGAAGGTGCATGGCCGGAAGAACAAGAAACTTATTTTTTAGATGCAGTAAAAACAATGTTAGATGAAGAAAGAGAATTATTAAATTTACCTAATTTAGATTACTATTATCCTGATACAACAAAAGTTAGAGAGTGGTTTGAAGAGAGTTTAGATAATTATTTAGAACTAAGTGCGTAATATTATGAAAATTAAATTAACAGAGGAACAATATCGTAAGTTTGTATCGGAAGATACTAACCGCACTAACTTTATGAATAAAGTTTATAAACAAATTCAGAGTTTAGATGTAAAAGACATATTCCCCTTAATCGTGGATACATATGGATTTAGTGTTGATGAAGTTATAGAAGATGAAATGTTATACCATTTAATTGGATATAAACTTTTAGATGCCACTAATCAATATCGTTTTTATGGTTTTAATCCTAGATCTTATATCAGATATATGCATGCAATAGCAGATAAGTTAGGGGAGGAAGTAATCCATTCTAATTTAACCCCAGATAAAAAAGTAATAGAATTATCAAATATAGTGAAATTATATGATGGTGCAGTGGGGGGTGATGAGATAAAAGAGATAAGAGATGGTTTAGTTTACGACGCAATCAAATATTATTTCGATAATAATACACCAAAGAAGGCAATTCAACTATCATCACTTTTAAGTGAGAAAACTCGGGGTTGGGGTTTTGATGGGGAGATGATGAGTACAATTAAACATTTTGCAGAACAAAACGGTTTAAAAATATTTCATAAAATTGCGGGGTTAACTTTCGAAAAGAAAGATGGTATGATACAATCATTAGTGAACTACATTAATGATACACCTACTAAGAGTAAAGAAGGGTTCTTAGAGTATATTAATTCTAGGGGGAGAACATCGGGTCAACACTCCACCTTTTTTAGGGCGGCAGTCGCGTCAGGAATAATTAAAAAAGTTAGAAATGGGAGAAACATTACCTACGCATTAGGTCCTAACTACGAAGCATGGAAAAACGGTAATTTAGTTGCATTTTAACCATTTATTTACATTTTGATATTTATTAGTAAACTTATCTTATGGATAGAGGTCAACAATTAAAGATATATGCTAAGTGTTTAGGTGATCCGATATATGCTATAGAGACATTTCTTAAAACTTATGATTTAACCCAAAAAGGATTCGTCCCCTTCAACCTATTTCATAAACAGAAAGAGATAATTAAATCTTATGAAAAACATAATCGTAACATTGTAACTAAACCACGACAGGCCGGTGTATCTACTACTACTGCAGCCTATATTGCAGTAAAAATTGCATTTGGTGACCCTAATAACCCATGGAAAGTACTAGTATTAGCGAATAAACAAACATTAGCACAAGAATTTCTTAAAAAGATAAAAGATTTTTTAGATCAAATACCATCCTGGGTTTGGGGAATAGGAGAAGAGGATTCTTATTTATCTATTGAATCTAAAGGTCATATTAAGACTAAAGATACTCAATGTGAAGTAAAAGCGTTAGCAACTTCTAAAGATGCATTAAGGGGTTATACCCCTACTTTCTTAGTTATGGATGAAGCGGCGTTTATCGATAAAGGTGCAGAAGTATTCGGTGCTGCTTTAACATCATTAGGTACTGGTGGTAAAGTAACTCTGATATCCACTCCTAATGGTCAAGATGCATTATATTATAAAACATATGATGGTGCAAAACAAGGGGATAACAATTTCAATATTATTGAGATGAGGTGGCATGAAGATATTAGATACAATAGAGGTTTAAAATGGTTAAGAGGGGAAGATGAAATTATTGAATGTGAAACGATAGGTAGAGAAACACTAAGGTGGGAATATAGTGGTAAAACTTATGAAACTAATAGTGTAGACATTGAAGACTATGGAATTATGGTTAAAGATGGTTGGAAAGCTTCTTCTCCTTGGTATGAAGAAATGTGTAGAGATATGAATGGTGATAAAAAACAAATCGCACAAGAATTAGATGTGTCTTTTGTTTCTTCAGGTGGTAACGTTATTGATGATGAATATATTGAGTTTCAAGAAAAAAATAACGTACAAGAACCAAAATATAAAGCAGAGATGGAAAAATCTATGTGGATATGGAAAGAACCCGAAGAAGGACATAAATACATTATGGGTGTAGATGTATCTAGGGGAGATGGTAAAGATAGTTCTACTATTGTTATTTTAGATTTTGATGGTTTAGAACAAGTGGCAGAATTTAAATATAAATTACCCCCAGATTTATTAGCAGAAATAGTTTATAAATATGGGAATTTATATAACGCTTATACCGTAGTAGATATAACTGGAGGGATGGGGGTATCTACAGTTATGAAATTATTAGAAATGGGTTATGAACATTTACATTACGATGACCCGAAGAGTAGAAAATTGAGTGATAAATATGCAAAGACACTTTATAAACAAGGTGATAAAGTCCCAGGTTTTAATGTAGGTAGTAGTAGATTACAAATGGTTAGCGATTTAGAGGAAGGTGTTAGAGAAAACAAAACTATTATTCGTTCAGTAAGATTAATATCAGAATTAAAAACTTTTGTTTATAGGAATGGTCGTCCCGATCATATGGATGGATATCATGATGATATTATTATGGCTTTAGCAATGCCTTTATTTGTGGTACAGACAACCTTTAAGAAATTAAAAGAGGCAGAAAAACAAACCAGAGCAATGTTGGATAGTTGGACAACGGTAAGTAATAATGACAATAAAAATAATCCAACACCTAAACCAACCAACCCTTTTTATAGTAATACCCCCACATATAATCCCAAAACAAACAATAATAACGATGGGGGAGAATATAATTGGTTGTTTATGAGATGATAATATTTAGTTTTTACTAGATATTTATTATAATAGTAAAAAGATTTAAAATAAAATGGCAAGAAAAACAGTATTTCAACAGTTATCAGATTTATTTGGTCCGGAAAGGGCACAAAGAGAAAATAAATCTCGTTATTCTTTAAATGATAAAGAATTATTAAAAACTCAATCTCAAGAAGAATATAATTATGAATTGTTGCAAAAACAACAAGATGCATACTTAGCGAATCAATGGAAAAAAGTAGATAATGAAATCTATCAACATTCCATTTATTATGAAACCACTAGATTAGCATCTTATGCTGATTTTGAGGGTATGGAATTTTTTCCGGAAATTGCAGCCGCATTAGATATATTTATGGAGGAGTCAAGTACACCTAATGGTGAAGGTAGAATATTAAATATATTTTCTGAAAGTAATAGAGTTAGAAGAATTTTACAAGATTTATTTTTTAATAGATTAGATATACACACTAATTTACCTATGTGGATAAGGAATACTTGTAAATATGGAGATAACTTTTTATATCTTACTATAGATAGTGAGGATGGAATACAGGGTGTAAAACAATTACCTAATATTGAAATCAGTCGAAAAGAAAATGATGGTTTTGGTGAAAATGCTGGTACTTCCGAAGATGATAAATTTAACCCAGTAAAATTTGTGTGGGGACAGAAAGATATGGAATTTAATGCGTGGCAAGTTGCACATTTTAGATTACTGGGAGATGATAGAAGATTACCTTATGGGACATCTATATTAGAAAAGGCACGAAGAATATGGAAACAATTATTACTATCTGAAGATGCAATGTTAATCTATAGAGTAACTCGAGCACCTGAAAGAAGAATATTTAAAATTTATGTGGGTAATATAGATGAAAAAGATGTACCTGCCTACGTTAATAAAATCGCAGATAATTTTAAAAGAAGTCCAGTTATTGATCAACAAACGGGTCAAATAGATACTAGATATAACCAAATGGCTCAAGACCAAGATTATTTTATCCCTGTGAGGGATCCAAA